CACCTGCTTCTCCTGGTCCGTCTGTTGCGATGTAGGACTTTTTTGCTACTCTTAGTCTTTCTTTATAATCGCTCATAGTTATTATCCTTTAGAATGCGATGTTAGTTACTACTGAAACGACTGGCTGAATTGCCATGAACTTCATGAAGTGAGCGGTGCTTTGCAGCATGTAGTCAGTGATCTTCGCAAAGATATTTTTCAGAAACGCTTTTATCTTGTCAAACACGTTGCTAATCATACCTTCGTTCAGGTTGGGGTTGTTCTCCAGTGCATCAAACTCTTCGGTCAGTTTACCGACAATTAAACCAACAACAGACCAGTATCGATACTCGCCTGTTTTAGTTTCTTTGCCGTCTACCTTCTTCTTCACTGATGTACTCTTGAATCGGACAGACAAGTCCATCTTTCCTGCAATCTTAGAGACATATGATTTATCAGTGACCTTATGCAAACTACAGTTTGTTCCATCAAAGTCGCATACCAGAAAGTGTGAACACGTTGCTGCGCTGTTGGCAAACTTAACATCACCCGACATTGCTTCAAATGCAAATGCGTTAGCGAACTCTTTGTTCTTAGTAAAGAGTGTGCCTAACTCTTTCATCATTTCTTTATGTGCTTTGTCTGCTGCCATTACCATCTTGTCTTTGCCTTTGGCAACTTCTTTCTTCAGGTTACCCTTGGCGACTGATGCTGGTGCAAGACCTTCGAGCATCTTTTCAATCTTCTTGACAACTGTGGGTGCGATGCTGCTCTTAGTTGCTTCCAGTGCTGCGTTAAAGGTGGCGGTGGATTCGTTGCGACCTCCACTCATCAACTGTGCCTGACTACCAGACTTCAAACTGATTCGTGCCTTACCAATCATAAAGTCGGTCTTCGGTGTCTTGGTAGACCCTGGCACTTTCCCAGGCCAGAAGGATGCCCACTCAGCAGAGACAGGATAGTTATCTGCACCAAGAACTTTACCCTTACCACGCATGCCATTCTTGGCGAGAAATTTAGCAACCTTAACACCTGCTTCCTTATCGATGTCGTGCTTGGCGTTACCTTCAGGTTTACCGTTAACAGCAGCGATGATTACTTCTTCCATCGACTCACCGCGAGAACGTCCTTCAGCTAGAACTTCAGTAAACTCGTTGAACTTATGCATGATTCTGTTTCCTAGTATTAGTTTATGTGTTTATTTATACTAATCTGTAGTACCATCTTCATAAGTTCCGCACCAAGCACAGGGTTCTTCCTTACCAATCATCAGGATACCATTGTAACGACAGTTATGCTTCCACATATCCTTCGAACCTTGGTTAGATTCCCCGACTATCTCTAAAAGCATTTCGGGTTTCTTGTTATCTTCCATTGATTTCCCCTAGATTACAATGCTGCTTGTTGCCTTTAACCAACCGTCTGCCACTTGGTCGTGTGCAGGAATGACCGTTAGGATGCAAGACTTATTGAACTCGCCTCGGTGCATACCTTGTGCGCCTGTCATGCTGATTCCTGGGGCAAATCCACCACCAGCATTATCATCACCACCTGGGACAAACAATAACGGAGACTTCAACATAATTGTCATATCGGTTTCACTTGCAACACGACCAACAATTTCCCCACACATAGTTACCAATGTAACAATCTCTTCTTCTCTTCCACTCATTTTACTTTCTTCCTCGTTTATATCCGTTACCCTCGTATCGGGCAACTTCTGTTGCGGGAACCCGTATTGCTGCTCCCTTTTCCTTACGCATCCAAACAGTGTTTGAATGCACATTTCCTTCTTTATCTTTCAATGCCCACTTCGGAGGATTTTTCTCCCACGCTGGAACATCACCATTTTTTTTCACATCTGGAATCCTTCGGTTGATATCCTCTTCCCTGTGGACGTATTATCAAATACTGGACCCGTATCCTGTTGTTGCGGGACATCATTGACCAGACCTATGTCTGCGTTCTCTACATTATATAGTCTCATTTTACTTCTGTCCACACCCATCACAAACCTCTTGTTCTGGTTTGGATCAGCGTAACGATTCTTCAACTGCTTGACCATCACCTGATTGAGTGCGGTCAACTCATCATTCGCAATCAGTGCAAGCATCAAGTCAGCAGTTGCAGGAAGACCAAATGATTCTGATGTGTCTTCAAGTCCTGGGTCACTGCTACCATACCCTGTTCGTGTTGTTTGAGTAGCACTCATTATTGGAATGTTATACTCTACTGCAAGTCCTCGCATCTCTTCAGCGATTGCCTTAATATATGAGTAGGTGTTCACATTGCCACCAACCTTCATCCGTGAAGATGAACAAATATTCAGGTAATCTATAAACACAATGTCTGCGGTGAACTTCTTCTTCAACTTCAACTCATTCATCAATGCGCGGAAGTGACCAGTGTGTGCTTGTGCTGTTGGATATTCCTTGATGATTAGTTTTCCGTGTGTTTTAGCAGCAATCTTGTCTATCTTACTAGTGTACATATCCTTTGACAAAGTTTGTATCATATCCATAGGCGTATCAAGTAAGTTAGCATCGATACGTTCTGCAATAGATTCTTCTGACATCTCCAAAGTTATGTACAAGACATTCTTACCCGCACTCATTGCTGCGGCAGCAGCATGACACATAAACAAAGACTTACCAGCACCTGTTCCCGCAAGTATAATATTGAGTGACTTGTTCTTCAGTCCACCCTTCGTGATAGTGTTGAGCATGTCTATGTCGAATGGTACACGCTCTTCTGTACGATGATAGAAGTCGTACCGCGACTCTGAACTATTCAGGTAGTCGTGACCCACATTATTATCAAACGTCACACCCAGTGCTTTAGATAGGATGTCAGGCAGTGCTGTCTTGGTCAGTGTGTCGTGCTTACCATCGATGATGCTGATGGACTCCAACACGGCATTGAATAATGCTCTGTCCTGACACCACTTCTCAGTGTTAGTTAACAACCACTCAAGGTCTGTCTCTTTGTCTTCAGTAAACAGATCAGGCAGTATCGCTGCGCCTCTTTGATATGTTTCGTCAGTAAGACCAGACTCTTCATCTTGCAATGAGATAAGGAAACTATCTTGACTCGGTGGCTTGTTATATGTCGCAACATACCTGACAAATTGTTTGAACATAGTTTTATTGATAGCATCACTGAAGTATGCTGGTTCCATGAATGGAACAACTTTACGCATGAACTCATCGTTGGTGAAGAAACTACGCAACACCATTGTTTCCATATCAATATTCAATCTTCTTACCCGTTTCTTTATCTATATAGACGTTGATTTTTTTTTCATCGAAATCAGACATTATATTTTCTATCAAAATAGCACAGTATTTGTTAAATTCAATTAGTGGTTTTTCTGTCACACTCGCTTCTCTAAGTCTTTCTGGAACGAATAGGATTTCTAAGTTATAGTCTATAAACGAATTTTCTTCCACTATTTCAATATTGTTATATTTGACGACAAAGTCTTTCCACTCACCTTTGTTAATTATTACAGTCCACTCGAATTCCTCGGCAGAATTGGGGTTTTCAGCAATTATATAATCTTCATTTTCTTTCATCAGCAACCTCCACTATCTCTGCGTCTGCCAATTGGACAAAGTTTATGTATCCCGCATCTTCGCGGGACTTGTACTCTGTGCGTTCAATGGCGAGCAGTGGAACTATCTCGCCAACCTTATCGGCATACCAACGCATGCCGTCACCACTACTCGTAATCAGTAGTGCTTTCATTCTCCGACCAACTGCATCGCTGATAGGTCAACTAGTTCTCCACCAATCTGGAATGCCTTACGAGTAAACTCTTTGAAGTCTGTCTCATTGAAGATGGACTGCCAGAACTCTTCGGTCAGTGTGTCCTTCTCACGCACCTTAGTGCCGATGACATCACCAGTGGTTGTGTCCACTTTCTGATACCAACCGTTTGAAGGTTTAACAACATAAGCACCAGCGAGTGCAACATCAAGCAGTCCAGAGTATGGTTCAATACCACCTTCCCAAGTTACTGAGATAGGAATCTTTGACTTCTCTTTGACGAACCGTGACTTCTCAACGTTAATGATAAAGTCATACCCTTTAATTTCTGTGCCAACCTTCTGTTGTCTGCGACCAATGATCCAGACATTGTCTGCTGAGTACATGATGCCAGTTCCACCAGACACGATGTCCTTTGGAAACAAACCAATCTCTTTGTATGTGTGGTTGATGGCAAGCATTGGGATGCTCTTCATTGCAAGGTATGGTGTGACCATACGGAAGAGACTCTTGAGTTGCTTGGCGCGAGTCATATCTGCGACAGACTTCTCATTCATTGTGTCTTCAAGTTCTTTCTTGGATGCAAGGTTGCCGATGGAGTCGATGACTATGATGACATCGTCCTTCTTATCCAATGCTTCAAGTTGTGCGACAACATCAAACTTCAACTCTTCCACATTCATTACAGGTACATGCAAAACACGGTCTGTGTCAATACCGAATGTGTCAAAGTATGCTTGAGGTGAACCAAACTCTGAATCATAGAATAGCATCACTGCGTCTTTCTTCTCTCGCATGTATGCTGCTGCCATAAGCAAAGCAAACGATGTCTTAAAGTGTTTGGATTGCCCCGCCAGGACAGTAAGTCCTGGAGATAGTCCACCATCAACATCACCACTCAAGGCAACGTTAATCATTGGGACACCTGTGTCTACAAGTGCGGATGCTGCGTAGACTTTAGATTCACTCAGGACAGCAGACTCTTTGATCTTGCTTGCCTTCATAAGTTTTTGCATTACTGACATTTACTTCTTCCTCTATTACTCAATTTCAATACTCTATTATAAGCATTCAGGATGGGATTGCAAGTCTTATTTGTCTTCTTTGAATGTAGTGTTGGTTTCATTGTCGTGACATACCCAACCGTCTTTGAGGTCAACCCTTGCGTATTTTGGGTCTTTCCATGTCATTTCCTCCATCTTTTGGATGTAGTCATATTCATCCCAATCATCCTCACCCTCGACATCGATGATGTTGGAAAAAACGGTGGTCTCTGTCACAGTGTATGTTCTTTTTGTCATGTTCTATTCTTCCTTCACA